TTTATCGGCGTCGAATCAACAACGTTGAGGGTTCCAATCGAGGCTTGACGGAGCCAAGCTGATCCGGTCCAGGTGTACTCGATGCCGGTATTGGTGTTGATCCACTGCTGACCTGTGAAGTCGCCAGTGCCAGATGGCACGGCTGCTGCGACGACAGCGGCTGAGTTGTCACCGAGTTTTGCTGCTGTGATGGCATCGGCAGCAACCTTTGCCGTAGTAACTGCGTCGTTGGCCAGTTTGGCGCTGGTAACAGCGGAACCGGCAATGGTGGTGGCAAAAGATCCGGTGCCAGTGCCGGTGACATCGCCGGTCAGCGTGATTGTTTGGTCGCCCGTGTTTGTCCCAGAGGTGGTTCCGCTGAAACTGGAACCATCGACCCACGTGCCCGTAGCCGTAGAGAGGGTGCCCAGTCCCAGTGTCGTGCGCTGGGCTGCAGCGTCGGCATCATCCAACAGAGCACGACCGGCAGCCGTAACCGGAATTTCTTCTACCGCACCAGCACCCGCTGAACTACGTCCCAGTACAACGTTGCTGGTCGTTGTGTTCTGGATTTTTCCGTAAGTAACAGCACCATCGGCAAGTTTTGCTGTAGTTACAGCGGCACTGCCTAGAGAATTTTCGACAACAGCGCCAGCGGAAATTTTTGCTGTGGTTACGGCACTGTCGGCAAGTTTGGCCGTAGTTACAGAACCCGTGGCTAGGGCACTGGATCCCAGACCAGCGGGATCTACTTTTATGGTCGTTACGGAGCCGTCTGCTAATGCAGTCGTGGTAATTGTTCCGGTGCCGGAGGAAGCAGCAACGTCTACGTAGCTGCCGCCGCTGTAAACTTGCAGTAGGCCGGTTGTAGTATTGTAGTAGCCGCGTCCTTCAAAGTTATCGGCAGTTGGAGCAACAGTGCCGATTACAATGCTGGAATTATTGCTAAGAGTTGCTGCGGTAACTGCTCCAGTGGCTAAAGCGGTGCTGCCGAGTTTGGTCGTGCTCGCTTGGTCGAGTTTGGCGAGGTCGATGGAGTTGGAGTCGGCAAGGGCGATGCCGCCCTCGATAAGGTCTTTGGCGGTGATTTTCTTGGTTTCGCTGGCCGAGATATCCGCAATGGGCAATACATCAGTAGCCGCAAGGCCGGCCTCTGACAAGGCGGTGAGTTGCGTAATTCTCTGGTCAGCCATTGCTTAGCTCGGAGTCGCAATAATTCCCAGTCTAGTCCTCGGTTTCCGTCAGCAGGTAATCCAGGCTTGGGTCGAGGACAATGCGGTCGTCGTTCTCTTGTAGCACATAACCCGAAGGTGTTCCAACCAAAAGACGGATGTCTCCAGTGGTTACAAAGTCAATCGTGCAGGTAACGAGGGAATCGCTACGTACCTCTACGCCCGAGCGGGTGACGAGAGCGGATACTTCGTAAAAAACGCTGTTTGTGCCATCGTCAACGATGTACAAGGCACAGTCAAATGAAGATCCGATTTCTACGCGCTGGATAAGCTGCAGCATGAACAGCGGAGTTTCGGCTACGCCAGTGGTTTGGGTGCTGAATATGCAGTCGATGCTTCCGCTGCCGCTGATTAAACCAGCGCTGTGTTGTTTGCGGAATCTATCGCTTAGTGCAGTAGTTTCAATGGCTTCTCTGTCTGTATTTATGGTGTAGCCGGTGATGCTGCCGAGTACGTTGTAGGCAGAGTCTTTGATGCTGGCTTGGATGTCTAGGGGTGCTCCAGCAAATGCAGTCAGGGTATATTCTTCGGCTCTTACGTTATTTACAGCGCCGGCAAAAGATCCAAAGAAACGTAAACCTCCGGCGGCGTTTACGTTGACGTAGGCGGAGATCGAGGGCTCGACAACGCCGCTGCTCCAGGCGGTTGGGTCGAAGCAGATCAGGCCGCGTGGGTCTGCTGTTTCGATGACGAGGCGGTCTCCTGTAAGGATGTTTTCCAAGGAACCGTCGAAACCCAAGCGATTCAGGTTGGTGTTAATGTCATCCGGCGATACCGAACTGGCTAGGCTTATCTGGCCTGCGCGCCGTAAGCGGATATTGCCTGTGTAGCCTAAAAAGAAGGTCATACAATGGTTCCGCCAGCCAGGAAGTCCCCATCCACTTGGAATTGAATCGGGACCATAACAAGTTCGTTGGGGCTAACTGAAATTTCAGCGCTGGTGATGTAAGCGTTGAATTGGATGTCGTCGTTAGCCAGTGCTCCAACTTTGAGCGTAAGTTGTACGCGATCGGCAGAAGTAACGTTGCCGGTCTTTTGAATTTTTGCTAACAGCGCCGTAAACTCCGTAAAGGTTGCTGACTCGCCACTCTCCAGGCGGTAGTACATCAGCGTGGCGCTGCCAGTCGTGCTCTTGGTGCCGGGCAGGAATGTTTTTGTGCAGTTATCCAGTGTCGTCGTCTCCAGCATGTCGAGGCTGGTTTGCAGCGACCAGTCCCGTACTTTTGCTACAGGTTTCCCTAAATAGACCAGTGAGCCGGTACATCCTGTATAGAAGCCCATGTCGCAACGGAACGGAGATGCTGTTTTTAGCTTAGCTGATCTGGAACAGGGTACTACTTGGGTCCGCCAGTCCTGCTGTTATCAGGCTGTTGCCGCTGGAATCGCAAGGGTGCTCCACGGCTTTTACGCTGACCTCGCCTTCTTCGTCCATCTGGACTTCGGTAATGCGGAAGACGCGCTTGCTTTTTACGTTAGTACCAAGCACGAAAAGCCAGTCCTCGTAAGCAGCCAAGCCGGTCGCAACGTTATTTATGACACTGATGCCGTTGAGGGATATGACACTGGGCTGGCCAGATTTCCACAACAATACGCTGTAGGTGCCGTTGATGACGTTAGAGATTGGAGTATTGAGTGCCCCGCCGGCTTGTACTGCCCCGGAATAAATGTTGTTCCACTGGGCTTGGCCAATGTCGGTGTAGATGTAAGCACCGGGGCTCAGCACGCTGTCGGTGGGGAAAGTGCGGAATTCGATGGCTTTGCGGATGTGGCGGCGTTGGTTACACAGCAACTTGGCAAACATAATTGCCTGGTTTCTACGTGTTACAAACTGGGAGAGGTCGAAGGTTTGGCGAACTGCTATTGCCTCGGTAACGCCAGTTAGTTGTACATCTACGCTGCGGTTCCGGGGAAATACACCATCGGATTCCGTGTCGCGGTAAATGACAGTGGCGATTAAGTCTTGTACATTAGTGCCGTAATCTAAAAATTCTTCCTTGTAGGAATCTTCCAAGATGTTGCCGGCGTTGAACAGCGCTGAGATTGGCACCTGATTCAAAATCGTACCGTTGGCAGCACAAGGCACGGCTGGAATAAGTGTTTCTTTTCCGCCGATACGTCCCATTTCCAAGAGACTGAAGGGTGCTATTTCTGCCCAGAATTGACGCCACGGGGTCTGCTCAGCAATTACGCCATCCATGAACAGTTGGTTGACTCTGCAGAATTCTTTTGCTACCCACAGTTTTGCCAGGTCGATTCCTTCTACTTTGGCGAAACGTCCGATGCCATCTACGGTGTCCGTGATGGTGTCGAGAAAAATATCGGGAGCGAAACTAGTGCTGCTGTCCGAGAGGGCGTAGGTGCTTGGTCCGCTCATCACAGTGCAGCGCTTGCCTTGCGTGACGAAAGCAGTGATGGAACGCAGGTCCTGGATGCCTTGGCCGCTGTATGCGTTGAAGCCGATCAGGCTGAGGTTGTTGTAAAGATTGGGGTAGTTTGCGGTAAGCGACTCTATAGTTTGCTCTGTGACGGCTTTGATTTCAATCTCGGGGCCGTTGTCGAAACTGAACTGGACTTGGGTATCGGAACGCAGCGAGAACAAGGCCCACTCGTTAAGCTCAGCCGGGCTGTCATCCAGTGGGGGAAGATCGGCTACCCCACCGGGCACAGCACTTGCACGAGCTTTCAACGTGCCAATGAAATAAATGCTGGTTCCGTCTCCGTTGTTAATTTGTTGGGTGTTTCCGGTGTTGTCGATATAGGCAAAATCCACAGGACCGTTAGTGGTCATATCTGCAGCGGTTTCCGCCACCGACAGCAGTTGGAATTGCCACCGGGCTGCACTTGCAATGGATACAAACTTGAGGGATATGAAATTGTCGATGTCGTTGCCCCGGCGCACTACAAAAATACGCTCGACGAATTTCCATTCCTGTCCCAGTTGGCGGTAACGCAGGCGGAAAAAGCTGCTGCGTAGTTTGGAACCGTTGTCGCTGTTTTTGAATTGCTCCTCTTTCTTTTCTGCGTACTTACGGGAACGCCCGCTGATGCGCTGGAAGGACCGGGCTTTTAAGGCAAAGTCAACTACGTTCGCGCTTGTGATGCTTTCGTAAGCAGCATCTTCTATTTTTACCAGGCATTTGGTGTGGTAATACTCGGTAATACCGTCTGCAGCGGCTTCTAGTACGGCATCGCTTACGCCAGTCCGGTAATCGAGTTTGTCGTACTCTTCTTTGCAGACCGCACCTGATTCGACACAGGTAAAGGTCACCACAGCGTCACCGACATCGAGGTCGGGTTGCGAAATGGATACCAGGCGGAACTTGGCTGCGCCGAGTTTGTACAGGCTGGAGGTATCTAGGCTTTCCAGTAGGGCGCGGCGTTTATCGGATGATGTCTGGATGACATCGGTTTTGGAGTTTGTTGCGACTTGTGACTGGAGGAAAGTCAGGCTTAGCGTTGTTCCAGGTGGCACGTTGGGGCGTGCTCCAGTGGCTGGCCAGTAGGCGGCTACGAATGCGGCGTCTGCTGTGATTCCGATGGGGGTTTGTTTGATGCTGCCGCTAGACAGGCGATCGACAACATCGACGTTGATGGGTATTGGGCTGAATACTCCGCAACGAGTCAGCGTCGTGGGGGAAAAGGCTTGGCTGAAACCTTCGAGGCGATTGCCGTTAAACGGGTTGACGCGATACACCAAATCGCTAGAAGCCGATCCTTTAAAGGCAGGGTCGTTTGCGCTGCCTTGAATTTTATTTGTGAACAGTATTTTGCCGTTTTTGTTGTAGTACAACCATACGCTTTGGACCTGGAATTGACGGATGGGTGTTTGGCCGAAAGCCATGCGTTCGGTGTCGATCGCGTTAATCTGGCCACCGCCAAGTGCCAGCATCATCTGCATGTACTGGCTGCTGCCGAAACTTTCGATAGCAGACCAGATCAGTGAAGTAGCTACCCGGACACCCCCGTTCGGATTGTGGGTCGTGTTTGTGTAGACGAGGTT